TTCGCATCAGCAGAGATGCTTAACGATCCTAGTGCGCTTGTTCCAGCGACACCTGTTTCTGTAACATTTGCAACACCTGTTACAGTTAAACTGCCGACAGCACCTGTAGCTGCAATACCTGTCTCTGCGACATTAGCATCACAACTAACGGTTTCTGTTCCTAGTGCACTTGTTCCCGCAACGCCTGTTACATTAACTGTAACATTAACAATTGCAGGTTCACCCCAAGGACCAGCACCCCATGTGGACCGACCCCAACCAGACATAACTGGTTTACGCTATTCTAATAACAGCGTTACTTGCGTCTGCGGTTGGGAAAGATATTGTAAAACTACCCGCTGTACTTGTTTTGTCTCCACCAAAATCAAAAACGGCAACTGCTGGATCGCCAGTAGCTGTATCATTATAAATCATACAACCTCTTGCAGTGACAGTAGCTGTTCCAAAAGTCAAATCAGCAAAATCAGTAAACGCAGTTGTTCCTGATGATGTAGGGTTGACGTTTGTTAAAGCTGCTCCACCCGCAGTATAGTTCGTTCCTGATGCTTCTTGTCCTGTGCTATAGGCTGTGGTAGAAGCACTCATAGTCGCGGAGCTAGTATATAAAGCAAGCTTAAAGGTATTACCTCCAGTCGCTTTAAAATTATGTGTGCCTTCAAGAAGTTCTTTCTTAAAAGAAGTACACATCGCTTGTGTTATAGCCATTATAGCCTCCTAATAATTTCTGCAAGGTCTTTATGTCCTTGCGCTTCTAATTGATTGCCTATTGTACACATGTGATTTTTAATCGCTTCACGCATGTAAAAAGCAATAATAACCTGACACGAATTTCTGAAGGCATGGGCTTGCGCTTTTATGGGTTCAGGTGCTGTGTCACTCACCGAAACCAATTTATTAGTAGCCATTTCAGCAACTTCTTCTACTGTATGGCCTCTACCATGTGTTGTTTTTACTCCAAGGTTTCCTATGGAGATTTTAAACGAATCAGTTTCCATTAATATTTCTCTGGTTCTGGTGGACCAATGTCTTGTCTTCCCGAAAGTCCTGTAAGTGGTTTTTCTTCTAAAACTTCCGAAACTTTTCCAACAGCTAATTCACCTTTGTTTAAATATACCACAGGTGGATCTTCAAGCCTATGGTATCCATATAATTTTTCTTTTGTAGCCACGTTAGTATCTAGTAACGAAGAGCTTGGTGCAATAGCAACATCGATTCCTTTTTGTATGCATTTAGATAACCAAAACTCACAGCACGCTCGTCCCATCTCTCCAAAATGCACATTAGTTTTGTATGTAAAATCTGCGCCAAACATATTAATTGAGCCCACTTCTTGATAAAGAGCAAAAGCTATTGCATAAGCAATTGAATTATTTAAATAAGCGCACCCTGTTCCCTCAATAACTTCTTCTAAAGGATAAAGAACAATGCCAGGAACACGGCTGTCTTCCACACAAGAATAAATTGGAATATCTAATTTTGGTAGTGTTTTGCGCATTACTTGTGTTTGAGGTCCAGCATCGTTTGTATCAAAAAACCGAGTAGCTGGGTCCATAACAAAAGCCCTGTCAGAGTTTATAACAGCACACATTGAACCTATGGTCCAAACTTCATCGTATTCTTGACTATGGCTGATGGACAAATGATAATCTAGTTGACTTCTGCCCATAGCAACTATGGCAATTTTCTTGCCTTTAAGTTTGTTTTCTAACATCTATTGAGGTGAAGCAGAAACAAAACCTCTTTGTCTATCAAATCGGTTTTCGTCTCTCGTAGATCTTCCTTCCATTAAATTACTAAGTCTAACTAAATTCTCTTGAAAACGAGACTCAAACATATTTGTCTCGTTTAAGTCTTGTTTTAAAAATATGCTTGCTTCTACTAAAGAACCGTACAGTAATAAATCAGGAGCGTTTTTAGAAACCCAAGTTGTGCCACTGTCTCCTGCAGCAGTTAATGAAGCTGGTTGATATAGGTAGTGTAGTTCAAAAGTTAAATTAGCGTTTGGTGTTGGCGCCAAAATAAATGTGTCATCATCAAACTGTGCGTAATATTTAGGCGAACCCGTGGTAGCCGCTGTAGTTGTATAGTTGCGCATAAAACTAGGGTGCTTTAACAATAGATAAGTGTAATTATTACTCCCATCTAAAACAGCCAAACTTAAAGGCGCAATAAAATCTGTTGGTGCAGACAAGTATTGGTTTCCAGAAGCAGCCGTGCCTGTAACGTTTTTACGAAAAACGTTGAGCTCAATAGTGTTAAAAATTCTGTTTTCAGCTTGCTGTATAAAAGTGTCTAATGTGTTTACAAAAGTAGTTTCAGAACTATCTACATAATTCTGAATAGCTGTTTTTAGTCCGCTGTATGTAAAACTCATGTTGTAGGTCCTGCTGTTGCTTTAGAACCACCACCGCTAACATCACCAGCAGTAGCCGTTCCTGTTGAAGTAAACTTATAATTATTATCGTCTACAACTGTTATTGTATATCCATCTGAAGCCTCAAGTACAGTTGTTGTTATGCCGTCAAAAGCTTTTGTATTACGAAACCTAACCGTATCTCCCGTAGTTCTGTTGTGTTTAAACTCTGTAACTTGAATTTGAGCGTTTGCTCCAGAAGTTAATGTTTTAAATGGGTCTAAAGGCAAAAGAGCTTGTGCTGGTCCTACTGAAACGAAACCGCCTCCGCCTCTAATAGCGCTAGTTGCTGTGCCTGAAGAAACACCAAAACTGTATGTGTCTGTATTTATAACCGTAATTGAGTATGCGTCAGGATCTTCTAAAACAGACGCAGAGAGTCCAGCAAAAGACTCAGTTCCTCTAAACCTAACTTTATCACCAGTTGTTCTTCCATGATCGTCTTCAAAAACAGTTACTACTGCGCTAGAAGCTGTAGACAAGAAAGGGTTACTTACTAACAAAGCTTCCGCAACAGGTTCTGTTCTGTCTGGTCTAGGGTTTCTTAACGCTTGTGGATCTGTGGCTATGTGCGGTGGATCTAGTTGTGGGTGTTTCGTGTCAAACTGATCGTAACCAACACGAAGACCGTTCCACTGCGTTTTCATGTCTTTTAATCTATATCGTTGACCAGAAATATCGCAGATTCCCCACGCATACTTACCAGCAGAAAAAGCCATTATATAACTGTCCTAGACGGAAGAAAATGAGAACTTACAGAATCAATGTCTTCAAACGCAGCTCGATCAAACTCTTCATCGTATATTTGTTTTAACAGCTGTACTCTATCTGGCGCTCTTTTTATTGCTATGTAATACGCTAAACCAGCGGCCATGCACGGAAGAAAACGAAAAACTGTTTCCATAGTGTTTGTATAGTCCCCTACATCTTGCATCCTTGTTAGTGCGTAGTAATAAACTACGTCTGTAGAGTTTTCTGGTGTTGGGTATAAATGTATTCTAGGTGTTATGTGTCTTTCTAAGAAAAACTGAGTTGGTCTAGCTTTATCCGCTTTTTCTGGTGTGTACAAAAAATCAGATCTGCTTATACGCTCAAGTTGAAAATCTGTGTTGTCTCTTTGAATGACAGCCGATGTTATGTCTATAACATCCGTGCCTAGGTCTACATAGTTTGTGCCTTCAGTAACTGTAAAATTTTTCTGCTCAATTAACCACTGATTAAGGCCTCTGTTTGCCCATTCAGCAATCATAAGATTCAACGAACGACGTGCGGTTTCTAAATCGTACCCAGTACGAAGTTCGATTCCGCAACGTTCGTATGCTTCTTCAATAATTTCATCAACACTCAGATCGAATGCTGTAGTCCCTGAAGTCGCCATGATTAAGGCCTACGGTCTTTCTTCTTGTATGAACCTACTTTACCGCCATACTTGTAACCTGGAATTTTACCGCCACCCATGTAGCCTTTAGTTCCATAATCACCGCGAGCGGTCTTGGTTTCGCCTCTCATGTGTCTTTTTCTTTCATTCATTCCTGGCATGATTTACCTCTAATTATTAGGTGCTTCATAATATTTTATGAACTCGCACCAGACTGTATATTCATTTCCTGCATCGGAAGTTGATGGAATAACGAAAAGAACGTCTCCACTGTATCCCGTCGCTTCTGTGTTGACCAACCCTCCAATAGAACTAAAGTCAAACATATTGTCATAAGAAAGCGTTAAAAAAGTAACGTT